GCCCACTCAAAGCCAGATGACCACGTCATTGTGGTCATCACCGTCTTGATTCTCCCGAGGTGTCCACGAACGGGTTGTAACCCGCGGGACCATTGAGGGTGATCGGACAAGGCCCAGAGAAGGGTAGCCAAGTCTTGGGGCCGACGTTGTTTCGGCTTAACCGCAATTTGCGGCCCAATACCTGTCATAAGTTCCCACTTCTGAACAGGATGTAAACGCTTTCTGGCCTCATGCCATGAAACATTAACGCCTACATCCCCCGCACTCTTGGGTACAAAGATTCGAAATCGTTTCGGAATCTTATGATAGACCAACCAAAGCCAAATAGGCTTAAGTGTGTCATCACAGTAACCAAGCACTCCTACCCTTTCGCTCCATAACCGCAAATGATTTGCAATTTGTAACGCATAGGGAATCTCCATGGAGTCCTGCCTGAGATAGAAAGGAACAACTGGGAAATCTTTAAACCAGTCAGTTCCACAAGACTCGAAGAACTCACCTGCCAGGTGGCTCTTCGAACTGTTAGGCTTGAAACCAAGTGTTTCTAAAGCCCGTACGACCTCACCAGCGTACGCCTGCGGAACGATAATATCGTCTCCGTAGACACCGATGAAGCACCACTCATCTTTTGGAACTATCGCCCTACAAAGGGCATAAAAGATGAGTGACTCAACCTCGAATGTAAATCCATTACCCATTGAGGAAAATTTCTCAAGGGGGACACTGGTCCCATCGGGGAAGGTAGTGCTTTTCGACCTAAGTAAGTCTAGTAACTCCACCCAACGAATCGGGAGAAGCTTACTGACTAAGCCAATACTGACCGTATCGCTAGCTAGCGACAAGTCAATCGTGGCCAGGGACCAACTCATTGCCTTAGAGGCTAAGAACTGGTTCCAACTTTGGTCGTAAAGATCGCATCCAAAGCGCTTAAGGCGCGACTTCAGGTATGTACCAACACCTAGCTGAGCGAAAACGTTCAGCGTTGGCTCGATACATATCCCGCGGTCGGTTTTACACGACTTCGGAACAGTGGTGAACCGGTTTCCGTCAACCACTTCGAAGAACGGATGGAGATCCGCCCATCTATCGCCCATTATGCTGCGGGCGAAAGGTATCAAGTCACCAGTAAGGGACGGCCGATGACGGTATTTTTCAGACCGTACGGATCCCGTACCCCTCATGTTGAATGTAGCGCCAGGCCCATGACGAAACTCGCTCTCAATAAATCGAAGAGCGCGCCTGTTCAAGGGCCCTGCGATACGCTCGACTTGTCGTGCTACTTTATGCACAAGGAGCCTGGTTTCCGCTGGAAGCGGGGTGTCCAAAAGACGTTTATTCGTCTCTCGGCACAGACTTTCACCCTCATGGAAAGCAGCAAGAGCTTTCGCAGCCTTGTCGTAACCCGTTGGCAACTGCACGGACTTGCTCAAAATTTTCGAGCAAAGATAGTCCTGTGAGAACCTATGGGCACTAGAGTACTGCGAAGGATCCACCTCAAGGGCCAGCAATTGGTCCCACTCGCCATTTCTGGCAAGCAAGTCAACCGCCAAACTCCGAGGTGAATTTATAGCCTCACATATACGGTGCGTTACTTCAAGTTCGAGCGCAAGGCCCGAATCCCCATTATGATCACTCATAATAAGCCTCCATCTATGGATTACGTGGATGACATCAACGAAGGAACGTCAGGCATCTCTTGTGGGGGAACATGCAGTTCTACTGCAATGCTCATCCCCATAGAAATGACTGCGGCAGTAATTACGGCCGCGATGTCAAATCTCTTTGAACGCGCAAGCACAGCGACAAAATTCGTCGCGAACTTACGGAAGGTTTCCCGAAACTTCATCGGTAAACCTCCTTCTGAGGTTAGTAGAACGCCTCAGGCGTAGAGATTGCGGTCTGAACATCCGCCAAAGCAAGGGCGTTTTTGATCAGATTCGCTACACGTGTACGCTCCGAAGCCGGGACGGCCTCAGGGAGTACGATGGAGACCTCGGCCCGCGACACATGTCGGACCAGGGGCGAGGAGTCAACCGTTTCCTCGTAAGGAACTGCCAACCGAATCGAAATACGATCGGTGGCACGCCGTGCACTACGCGGATCAAAAGTAACATCCAGCGTAGGCATTCCGGCGGAACTGTCGGCCTCAGAAGAGGAAAACCGGACAGTGTTCCCCACGGTATTAACGGGGGCGTAGGTTTGTGCAGTCGTACCATCGTTGATACTCTGCGATGTTATTGAAGGCATAATGACCTCATTTGCGGCTCTTAACCGCTGTTGGTAGGAGCTAGGAACAGCTCCGGAGTTGATGTAAAAGAGCCACTGCATGCCGTAAGGCAAGTAGTGAATCCGTTAAGTCAAACTTCGGTAGAGCAGGAAGTGGGATCCCATTAGGGACTTCCCGCCAGTGCCGAGTATACTCGACTGAACCTGGTTCGCCCATGCCATTGTTAGATGGCCAATAGGACAAATCTACCAAATAGTCCCCTTTGAACTTTCGACGGTGACTCACACACACAGCTAACACGTCCACCTGTTGTAGGGCGAACAATGCTGTGAGGTAATTACCGACTGGCAAAGCCCAATCGACAACAAATGAGAAGGGAATTAGTTCCCAAGCCCATTCGATAGGGTTCCCAAGGTCAATTCCAGTATGATCCTTAGGGGTTACATACGCCGTGACGTAATCCGTGTTAGTCCAGACACCTACGGTTTGATAGCCATAGTTGCTGTATTCCCACGTATTCAAACTCTTCGCCTTTGCGTGAACTCGTATTACGGGTTTCGCATTGTTGAATTTCTCAACCACATTATAAAGGTCCTGTACCAAGGGTTTTATCCCAAAGTGCACGGCCAAGTGGGTCGCAGAGACGTCACAAAAGTTCAAAACACTACCTCTTCTTCGGGATTTTATAGCCCGCTTGATGCGAAGCATTTCTTTCGCAAAGAAGACGAAGCCCTCGTGTGCTTTCTTCCACTCAGCAATACTGCTAGAGAGGTTGGCAGACACATCTTGGATCTTCAAACGTATGGGTAATGCCCAATCCGGGTCATTATACGTGTCCAAATAAATCGGATTACGATCGTAAACGAAGTTTACGCCATACGCGGTAGTGTAGTACCGCTGCACAGGCTTAATAGTACGCTTGTACTGCGGTGTCAAGGCCGTCATATGTTCATAAAGAGGCTCTTCCGGTTTTACCCGGGAGTCCTTTGGATTGCTCCAGTACACTCTTTCAAGCACTGTTTGATTAGTGTTGAAGTACTCGTTACCGTAATTATCTCGGTAACTGAGTAGATCACCATATTGTGAGTGATCAGTGACTATGGACATATGCATTCTCCTGACGGTTACAG